TATACTCAATGTGCCGCACCACGCCGTTAAAAATCTCAGCGACCTGCACGTCGGCGTTGTCGTCCGCGGGGATGACCTTGCCGCTGGGCCGGTTCTGGCGCTGCTCGTTCGTCACCTGACGGACGTGCTGCGGCAGCTTGTTGATGGTCAGGCACGGACGCGCGTTGATCGTCTGGCCCTGCACCGACCCGCGGGTGGCCAGCACGTCGGCGGGCCACTGCCACTGGTTGTCCGGGCTGCCGGCCATGAACCGCAGATCGTCCAGTTCGTCCTCACGGCTGTCCGAGTACGCCGACTGCGCCATCTTCAGGCGGTGGCGCATAGTGGCCATCTTGTCGTCGTCGCGCGCAGGCACCTTCTCTGGGTTTGACCCCACGTTGGCGACCTGGCCCGCCTTCTGAATGCCTGTGGGGTCGGCCATATGCTTACTTCTTACCCTTTTTGGCCGCTTCGCGCTTGACGCTGTAGGCGATAGCTACAGCTTGTTTGACCGGCTTACCAGCCTTCACTTCCGCCTTGATGTTCTTGCGGAACGCCTCTTTGCTGGCAGATTTGGATAAAGGCATCTTATTTGCCCTTCTTCATGGGCGTTTCACGCATCTTGGTGGTGATGCTGATGATGTCCTTGCCACCCGGCATGGGCTTACGCGCCAGCGGGATCGCGTCGATTTCGGCCTTCGGCTTGGGCATTTTCAGGCCCATCGGCGTCTTCATGGGGGTCATGCGGCGCATCATTTGCCCTTTTTAGCTGTTTTGGCGCTCTCTTTGAACGCTTTTGCAGTCGGGGCGCCCTTGGTGCCCGGTTTACGCATCTTTTCGCCAGAACCGGCGGCAATCCGTTCTTTTTTGGCATGGATGTTGGCGTACAGACCCTTTTTCATGAGCATTTCCACCGTTTGAGGCTGGCTTTGGCACGTTCGCCATCCTTAGCCTTGGCTGCTACCGCACCCATACGCGCACAAAACGACGCCTTACGCCCTGCGTCCGCCTTCGTCTTGGGGTTGGGCGCCGGCGGCTTCAGGTTTGACCCGGTTTCCCGGTTGTACTTCTCGCGGCCTTTGGCCGTCAGTCCCGCACCCTTGGACGCGGGCAGCTTTTCCCCACGCCCTACGGCCAACGAAACAGACTTCTTCTTGTCGGCCACGCTACGACCCCATCCAGCTTGTAGCTACACCGGCGGGAGAATACCCACCTACGCGTTTCTTGTCAACGCGCCCTTCGCGGTGCGCCACCGGGAACGCGAACGTCACCGCGATGGCGTCAGCAGCGTCAGGTGACGCCAGCCCGCGGGCCTTCATGTCCTTCTTTGACTCAAGGAACAGTGTACCCTTGCTATCCGGCTTCGTCTTCGGCCCGATCAGGTCAGACTTCAGGAAGCGGTCGTTTGGCACGCTGGCCGTCTTGAGCCAGTCGCGCATCGCGCCCCACATCTCAGCCCGCTTGTTGCCGTACATGAGTTGCTTCTGCGCCTTGTTGCCGAAGTTGACACCGCGCACCTTGTACCGCTGCTCCTTTAGCCGATCCACCACGCCTGCACCCAAGCCGCCTTCATCGACGACGGTCAGCGCCGGCTTGTACTCCTCAATGGCTTCGATGACGTGACCGACCACTTCCATCGTGTCAGCGCCGCGCAGCCGCTTGATGTCGATCAGGTCGCGTCCTTGTCGCACCGCGATGACGGTGGCGTCCGACCCGAACCGCGCCGGATCGACGCCGATGGTGATCGGCGCCGTCTCGTCCTTGTGCTTGGGCCGCTTCATGGCGTCGTCCACCAGATTGACCGGGATGAACTGGTCGTCGCCTTCTGATGGGAACTGACCGTACACTTCGACGTTGGCCTGGTAGCTGTCCGCGCCGTACTCGTCGATGATGCGCTGGTACAGGTTCTTGTCGGTTCCCTCGACTTCACGCGCGTCGATGTTGCTTGTGCGCCAGAAGCTGCGCTTGCTGTTGAACGTCTCGTAGAAGTAGCCGGTGTTGCGCCGCGGGTTGGAAAACGCGACGTGAAAGCGGTGCGGCGTGTTTTCCGTGAAGAAGCCGTCCGAGACTGACCAGATGCTGTCGGGTATACCGGACGCTTCGTCGAAGATCAGCATCACGCCATCCCAGTTGTGAACTCCGGCGTAGGCGTCTGGGTTCTCCTCCGACCACAGCCGGCCCTCGACGGCCCAGTAGCGCGTGCCTTTCTTGAGGTCGCGCTCGACCAGTTCCGTGATCCACTTGGCCGGCATGATGCGTGTGGCGGCGATCTCGAACCAGTGGCTGTTCAGCGCCATCGCCAGCCACTTGGTAATCTCGGCCCATGTGACGCTGCGTAGCTGCGCCTCGGAGTTAGCCGACACGATGGTCGTGCTGCCGATGCGCGTGGACAGCATCCAATGCACCAGCCAACTGACCAGCGCCGACTTGCCGATACCGCGGCCTGACGCCACCGCCTTGCGGAAGGTGTCGTAGTCCACCTTGCCTTGGTTGTCCTTGATGTGGTCGCGCAGGGTACCCAGCACGTCGCGCTGCCATTTGCGCGGCCCTTTGAAGTGTTCCAGCGGCGTACCCGGCTCACCCCACGGGTAGGTCAGCAGCACGAACGCCAGCGGGTCATCCTTGATCGTCGGCGACCACAGCCGACTCATCAATTCCATTTCCTCGGCTGCTGAGTAGATTGGCTGCTGCATAGTGGGTGTCGTCCTCTAACGGCGTCAGTTCGGTGTACAGGCCTTCGATGACGCGCGACTGCGCCCGCTCTAGTGCGCCGGTGATGCTGATCTGCTGGTCGATGTTCACGTCGATCTGCTGCTTGGCGACCCAGCCGTGCTGGTGCTTGAGGATGTCGAGCGCAGCCCTGGCGTCGCCGTTGGCGGCGGCGTGGTACATCGTCTTGGCGGCGGACAGTTCGCCGTCAGCGCGGCCCTTCATCTCGGCGACCTCGACCAGCGGGTCAAACTCAGACAGGCGCCGGAACTGCTTCGGCGTCAACCCGGCGGCCAACGCTAAGCTGTCGCCTTTCAGGCCATAGCGCGCGGCTTCGTAAATCGCCTCCAAGCGCGCCTCGGTGGCTTCTGGGCGTTCGGGTGCGAACGGCAGGGAATAGAAGGTCATGGTGCCATAATAGATGACGCGGGTGGCGTGGGCAAGGCTGCACTAAACTGTGTTGCGTAAAAATAAAAAATAAAAAATTGTTTGCGGACGATGCCCGTGACAGCCACGCGCCCGCCGGCCCCCACCCCCCCCTCTCCAGCATTCCCAGACACAGCCTGCGGCTACATGTCGCAGCAGATTGGCGCGGCCATTTCCCCGGCTGGGCGGTTTGGGCGCCGACAATCCAATCGCCTGGCGCGCCAGCTTGCGCGGCCATTGTTGACCTGGGCGGTTTAGGTTTTGTTTTTTGGTTGGCCCAACATGAACAGGATTGCGTGACAATCTGACAATCCGGGCCGTTTTGGGCGGTTTCTAGGTCAAATAGGCGGTTTAGGCTATCGGGTTTTAATCGCACTCAGAACGGATGGGGGCGTGGCGCCACCATTCGCGCCAGCGTTACAGCGTATTAGCTATATAATACACTTATTTTTTTTTTAAATTGATAACATCAACACTACCTAAATAGCCTAACTCCCTCCCAGCCCCTTGGATTCCCACGCAAAAAGCCTTGGCAGTTTTTTGGATTACACAGCCCAAAACGCCGCCTAACGTGACAATCCATGCTAACATTACAAATTCGTAAAGATGCAAACAAATGTGTTGCAGGGTTGGCCGGCGTTGATATGATGGGCGCATCAACACAGCAACGAAGGGAAACGCAAATGGACTCCGCTTTCGCCACCGCGCCTTATCCGGCTTACACCACAAACGAATTGCACGCCTTTGTTGCCGCCGGGCGCGGAAACCCTGTCATGCTGGCAGAGATTGCGCGCCGCGCCGCCCGCGATGCCGGCGACACTAGCGTGATGACCCCAGGCGAACGCCTTCGCCGCGCCCGTGGCATTGATCGGTTCGACGTATGAGCCGCGATGCACTCGCCATGCTGGCGCTGTTTGCCTGCCTTGCCATTCTCGCTATCATCTAAACGAAAGGAAACGACACCATGACGACCTACACAGCTTCCGCCTATTTCCTTGGCAAATATCGCCCGGTTTACGTTACCGGCGAAACGCCCACACAAGCCCTAGCGCGTTTGGCTGAGCGTATCGCCGACGCTCCCGACGTTTTGCGCGACCGTTTGCAAAGCGTTTGGGATACGACAACGCTTAACGGCTGGAACCATTGCACCGCCACCACGTCCGAATATGGCACATATGGCGTTTCATGGCGCGAAGGTCTCACATGGGAGCCTCTGGCGGAAATGGTTCTTAACCTGCCTGAATGCCCTGGCGTTCGTTACTAAACGTCGAAACGCGCACCATGTGCGCGTCGCCAGCCGGGTGGCACCCGGCGGCCTGATGAGACAAGCCACTACAGGACACTTCACGATGATAATTCAGATTTCGATCGACGCCGGCGCTATCGACGCCGCTTTGTTGGCCACGTCAAAAGAGGAAACCCGCCATTACCTTAAAGGCGTGTTTCTTGACGCTCGCGGGTTCATCGCCGGCACAAACGGGCATATGGCTTTCGCCGCGCGTTGCGACGCTATCGCCGGCAAGTTGAACGACGTGCGCCCGGCCTATGACACAAGCGGCAATTGCCTGGCGGGCGTCATCGTGCCGTCCGACGCTATCGCGCAAGCGGCGAAGGCCGCC